TAATCATCCAGTATCGGCTTCGTGACGCCTGTCAGCTTGACGATGCGCCCCTCGGAACTGGAGATGTAGAAACAGCTCTGCAGCGACTCATCGGTCTGGTTGCCATACCGGGCGATATTCATGAGCTCGCATGGAGGGAAGTTCTTGCCTGCCGGAACTTCGGCATCAGGATAGAGGGTTACCTCGATGTAATTCTTAACCGCGTTGACGCTGTTGACTCTCATCCATGAGGTGTAGTAATCAGCCGAAGTGCCAGAATTGGCTGCCGAAGCGATGTTGTTGACAACTCCCTTGATGACGTTGCCCACATGCTGAGCCGTGAAGTATCCACTATACTTGGAGCGGAGGTGTAAGCCATAGCAATCATCGCCCAGACTGTCAACGCTCTCGATGGTGTCGCTCTCGGTGAAGAAAGTGTCACCCTCCTGCGCTGACAGGCGGTTGACAATCAGTTCCATGACCCGCATGTATGTGCGGACGGTGATGCTCTCAACCTCTGCATTGCCATTGGCATCGACCTGCGCGCCCTTGCCGTTGTACAGCCCGGAGACGAAGTCACCGAACTGTGCACCCGCCTTGAGCTGCGCCATCTGCTCGGAGATGAGTCCACGCAGAAAGGTAATCACGCCCTCGGCTGCATCGTCATGCTTGCGGCTGAGATAGGCTTCGGAGGTCTCGTCCGCACAGAAGTGCAGCAGCGAGAGGAAAGCGTTGCCGATGCGGTTTGCCGTGTTGGCCTGCAGGCGACGCTCGTCTCTGATGCCCTCGAAAAGGGTCTGAAGTGCACTCTTGTCTAATTTGTATGCCATTTTCTTTTTTGTTTGCAAAGATAATATGCCGATGGAATCGGTAAAAATACGCTCCCTAGAGGTAGCGTGCTGCACCGATGCCCTTGAAGATCTCTGTGAGGGCAGATGCCATCAGACCATTGTACCGGTCGCCGTAGAAGGTCGCCTCATGCTCGTTGAGCTTCATGACAGATGAGTAGTACTTCTGAGAGAACCAGTCACGCCTGCCTTTTGGTTCGCCACCGGCGACACGACCGCCCCAGGCTGGACCCACCTTCTTCGGTTTATCGAGATTGTTGTCTCGGCGGTATTCATCGCCCAGGAAGTTGAGGTCGCCGTTGTTGATGCGGTGGACTTTCTCGCCTCCCTGTGCCTCGGTCCACTTGTACCATTCATGTGCCGGACCTACACCTGCAGCTACATAGATACCGTACTGCAGGAAGTTGTGCTCAATTGTGGTCACAGAGCCCTGCTCCAGGTGCGCCTTGATGGAAGCGTATAGGCGGCCGGTATCGATGGTACGAAGCCGCTCCATGCGCTCTCGCCAGTAGTCGCCCATGGCATTAGCCCATCCTCGCTCATATCTGAGGAGATCGTCTATTTCTGCGTCTGCCATAGGCTCTCATCATACTGAATGTCGATAGGTTCGTCTGATGTGACCATGAAGTAGAGTCCTGTGACGCCATTCATGGACCATCTGCCCAGTTCGCTCGAATAGACCTGCGTGAGGTCCAGGAACTCCATCTGCCCGTCGTATGCCTCACGGCTCTTGTCGTATAGCATGCGACTGAGGAACTGTCGGAAGATATATCTGCAGATATTCATTTTCGCCTCTCGGTCTGCCATGTCATCGCGCCGGTACCCTGCCAGGATCCAGACGGTATAGACGTTGCGGTCGAAGAAGCCCTCTCCGATGGAATGGGTGTTGCTGTCAACGGTGTCTGACACCATGATGAAGTTGGATGCCTTGCGGAACTGCTGCATGACTCCTTGGATTGAATCAGGTCCCGAACACTCTGTTGCGACGAAATTATAATCCCTGCAGGTTCTGCACTCGGCAGCCAGCTGCTTGAAATAGGCGATGGAATCGAAGATTTTCTCTGTCATGTGCTGTAAATTTAACTATTTTGCCTGTTGCGTTTCTTGAACTCCTCTGCCTCCCGAGCCTTGTAGTCCAGCTCTGTGAGGGCAGCCCAGCAGTCTGTATTGTAGACTGCCTGCAGTTTGGTCACGTCACCATCGGTAAGTGCCCTGATCTGCGCCTGCATTGCTGGCAGGATGTCCTCACGCCGCAGCTCGCCGCCCTCTCTGGCTGGTCTGAAGAAGTGAGGGAAGTTGGCGGCAAAATACTCCTTGACACTCGAGAACCACATGAAGACTCCGAGGAGTTCGTAAGGTTCAAATTTAGCGGTTTCACTGGCAGAACCGCCTGCTGTTCTGTACATGAGTTGCGCCATCTTCAGCAGGAATCTGTCCTCCTGCTTGAGCATGAAAAGCTGGTAGTTCTTCTCGATATTGAGGTAATCGTAGAAGCTGATTTCGTGAAGCAGGCTGTTTACTGCCTTCAGCTGAACGTCACTTGCGACCTGTAGAGGCCGAAAGTCCGTAAAGGAGTCGATGAAATCGAAGTTTTTGAGCAGAGAGAGGATTTCTGCAGCGCTGATGTATAGGACTCTCTTGCGCACTTTTCCAGTCTTAGCATCGCCATTTTCACCGCTTTCATCGCATTTAACGCTGCATTTCCACCCGGTTCGGGTGTACTTATGTACGGTAAGACCGCAGAACCTTGCGAGAAGGTAGCATTTGATAACGGTATGATCCTGGAACGTCGACATGATGCTAAGGACATAGCGCAACTGATCCTCTGAAAGTTCCGCCCACGATGACGGCGCCTTGAAATTGAACTCTTGTGTACCATCTTTATGAGTTAAAAACGAAGGCAGGTTTTGATTTTTCATTCTGAAATTCTTTGAAATGATTAGCCTTATATGCCGATGAATTCGCATATAACGGGAATTTATCGAGATTTGCATCAAAGTATCTGAGCAGTCTCGCACGCTCGTTGGAATAGGCTGTCAGCAAACCCTCAGCCAGGAAGATCATGCATCTGCGCACCTTGAAGATGATTTCTACAGCGGTGTCATCCTTGTCCTTGGCTCCCCGCTCCATCTCTAGCAGATCATCCATCTGCTCGTCAGATATGACCCTTCGCATCACCCCATCAGCTTCGTAGAGTGCTGACAGTTTATCTTTCCACTGCTTGGATGATAGCTCCTGCTTCACCTGGAAGGCATACTGCTCGATGCTGAAGACTAGAAGCGGTATGCTCATCTTCGCCTGCAGGCTGCTTCCCCACCCTTCTGTTGCTGACAACAAGGTAATCATTTCGCCCTCCGCCTTCAAGCAAGCGACCATACACTGCTCTATCAACGCCTCTACTCTCGCAGATGATGCAGGAGAGACCTCGTTGTTGGCAACTACTCCGAAGCCTGTCGGAGTGAGTACCAGGTCGAGATGGCGAACGTTGCCGAGGAATGCAGTCAGGCACACTGCCTTGACAACTGCAGCCGATAGCCGTTCATTTGTCTCCAGCGCTTCCTCACCAACGCAACCGAGGAAGCGCTTCTGAATATTGTTGTATGCCTCATAGAAATGAGGTCTCACAGACTCGAACACCTCAGAGTGCGAGCTTGTCGCTACGAGGATGCTCTGCTCGAAGTCATCCTTGCTGATTTGAATCTTCATTTTTGCCATTATTGTTTGAAACTATTGATGTCTGTTGGTCCTTATTTTTGTCTAGTGTCGTGAGTTCTATCATCGGCACGTCTACGGTCACTCCTCGGTCGGCATAGCCATTGTAGTGGGAGATGACGTGGTAAGGCTTGCACATGATGTCGTGGCAAGCCTTCTCGAGCGACTGCTTGAGGATGAAGAGCTCTCGCTTGTCTGAGCCGGAGTTGTTCATCTGGCTCTTGCCAGGCGTGGCTCCGATGAGGTTGGGATGCACGCCCAGCGAGAAGCAGAGAGCGTTGGATGCCTCGCTCATGTCGTCTGCCCAGTCGCCACCCTCCTTCTTGCTGCCCTCGGAGAGGTTGATGATGCGCACCATGCGCTGCTCCTTGCCGTTTGGGTCGAAGTAGTAGCCCGTGATGAGCGCCTTGCCGGCATTTTCCGGTCCGCACACGAAGTTGATGATGTTGTCCTTCTCCTGCAGGATGCGCTCCTTTCGCTTATCCGGGTCGATGATGTCCTCGTTATTGCAGAGTTCCTCCCAGTAGTCGCGGTGCACCTCTATCTGGATGCGAGGAGCGGAGGTGTTCTTGATCATGTAGCGCTTGCCGATACCGATGAGACGGTAGATGTCGTACCAGGCATCGTCGAAGATGCTGGCATAGTATGGTATCGGATAGTACTGCAGTCCGGGTGTCGGGATGCGAGAGATGATGGCAAACTTGCAGTCCTTGCCCATCTCAGGAGCCTTGCCCCTGATGCCGGTATATGGATCCGGAGCCTTACCCATGCGCGCCATGAGGTCGCCCAGCGGGTCGTAGAGGTCGAGCAGCGGGATGACTTCGGTATGTACCGGCGACATGACGTTGCGGAAGTCGCCGAAGAAGACATGCTCTATGCGCCCCTTCTCATTTGGTACCTCCAGGCGGCAGTAGGAAACGTCCTTGTGTCGGATGTTGACTATCTTGGAGTGGTCACGGCTCAGGATGATGACCTCTACCGACCAGAAGAAGAACTTCATGTCTGTTGCCTGCTGCATGAATACCTCGTGGATGGAGTTCTTCAGGCAGAAGTCGCGTATCTCGCTGTCGGTAGTGTCCTGCTTGGTCTCCCGGTCCATGAAGCGCACGCCCTGGCCGTAGCAGCATTGAACGTTGAAAGCCATAGCTCGCTGCGCCACCATGTTGCGGCGCAGCAACTGCTGCAGGGTGTATGGCATGTCATTGTCATCGCCATAGTTCACATACTCGAAGAGATTGCCGTCTGAAGTCTCCAAGATGCCCGTGGTGGCATCGCCAACCTCTCCGGAACCCAGAAAACTGGTATCCCGCCCATACTGCTGCTCGATGGTGGTGGAGTCTGTAACCCTGCTCACACCCTCTGCCACGAGGGCGTAGCGGCTGTAGGAACCGCTGGTTCCTACTTGCTGAAGCTGATATTTTTTCTGTTTCATGTCATAAATATACTGGTAAGCCCAGGAACTGGTGAATGTAGATGTCCGGAACGGTGCGAACCTCGGCATTTGCCGGGTTGACGAGGCGGTGGAAACCGCCTCGCCAACTGCTGCCCCTGACCAGCCATCCTGTATAGTCGACGGTCTTGCCGTCTGATGTCCACGCCTTCAGGTTAATGGTAGAGCGGTCTCGCTCTGCCTTTGCCAGGAGGCGCAGCACCTCTGTGAGGTGGTAAGCTGTGCGTCTCATCAGTTGAAGGTGTTGTCAAAGGTGTTGTCGAAGATACGGCCGGCTCGCTGCAGGTCAAGCACGTTGTGCTGGCGCTGGGCGTAGGTGTAGCTGAAGGTGAAGCGTGGCACGCTGTCTCGCAGGTTGTCGCGCTTTGACTTGGAGTCAGAGAGGGTGACACGCTTGCCCACCTTGGCTACCCCGCCGATGAAGTTGACAAGATAGACCTCGTCTGAGCGGAAGAGATCATCTGCCCAGTTTGCCATGTCCGTGCCCAGATAGCCCGTATCTGCGTTGAAGGTGCGCTGCTCGGTGATGCGGTAGTTTACCCTGATGCCGCCCATGTAGGCTGCATCGCGGGTGTACTGCGGGTCTACTTCGTGCTTGCCTGTGCAGTAGATGAGCTCCTGGCAGCCGAAGCTGTTGGTGAAGAGCAGAGTAGGCGCCACATCTCGCTCCTCGCTGTCTATGATGAAGGTCATGGAGCGTGAGCCTGCCTCTACCACGTAGTAGAGAAGGTCGGTGTCCTCGGTCTCGAAACGAGACGGAGAAACGTCGATGGTGGTGTAGATGTCATTGCCGCCGACGGCTGGTGCGGTAAACGATTTTGTGGTTTTGTCCGCATAGTGTGCGGTGACTTCTGCTGTTTCCTTGCCCATGTAGTGGAGATATTCAAGTCGCCCCATGTAGGTGGTCTTGTGCCCCTCGAGCAGGGTGAGGAAGTGGGTGGTGAGGAATGTAGAGCAGTCCACGCCCACGATGTCTACGGTAGAATAGTAGACCTGCAGGTTGGCTGTCTGCGTATCGGTGACTGTTGCCGAGTCGGTGTCTCCGGAGCTCGGAACCTGTTGCTCGGCGATGGTGATGGTGGCTGTGACTGCCAGCCTCCGGCGTGCATAAGGACGGAAGATGTCGGCAAGGTCGATCACTCTGACCTCTCCATCGGCAGGATAGAGATACTCATCGTAGATGATATCATCACCTATCTTGATGGTGACGAGCAGGCGGGTCTTGGCCGTGAGAATATCGATGTCGGGGATGTTCTCAAGGAAGCAACTGCCCGACGGAAGTGATGTGATGGTCATATATTATCTTTTTTGATGCAAAGATAATATGTAGAGGATAAAAATAAAAATACGGCTGACTACCCTCACGGGCGGTCAGCCGTATCAAAGCTTTTCAAAACTTTGTAAAATTTTTCGTGCTGCAAAGGTACGAAAAATTATTCATAACACATGGTAGTACAATAAAATATATGAGTTTTTAACTTAAACCAGTTTGTCAGGCCTGACAACTCTCTCCCAGATAGCCCATGCCACGGTTCCGTCTGGTTGCGTGGCAACATAGTAGCCATGCTCCTGCATATACTGGTTGATGGTTTCTATACTGACACCGCCCATGTCATCAAGTTCCGTGGCGATGTCCTGGGTGGTCTTGAAGCTCTTCTTGTAATCAATACCGGTGGCTTCATCCTTCACAGGGAGGCAGCTGCGGAAGTGGAAGTAAGCGTCGAGCAGGTCCTTCTCAAACTGCTCGCTGTTGAAATTATCTTTATTTCTTGGCATAATCTTTAATTTTTAAATGGTAAAACTTAAATGCTGTCACCAGGGTGTAGGCGGTATAATGCCGTCTCATAGAGGTTAACCCAGTAGCTCAGACGGGAAGCCCATAGGTCGTATTTGACCTGAAGTCTGCAGACGCGGATTTCCTCACGCTCCAGTTCTCTGAGGTATCTGCCGACTATTCGGTGGCAGTCCAGACTGACGCAGTATCGTGACTGAATCTTGGCGTACTCCACCAGTTTGTACAGTTCCTTGCGTTTAGTCTCAAGCTCCCAGTAGCGTTTCATGAGCGCATCGCGGATGCGACGGCGTTTGAAATATAGCAAGAGAATATCTCTTTTTACTTTCTTCTTATTCTTTTTCATACCTAATCGTTGTTTATGGTTTTCAATTTGGCCAAAGTCATATTGTATGGCTCAACCTCTTTAGCTCCATACCTAAGAGCATAATAGCGATGATCATACCATCGGATAATAGTCTGCTTGTGTGGCGCATCATCGATGAAAACAACAGAACCCATTGTATTGTATTCTCTCTGAAATTTGAGTTCCACCTTATGGGCGTTCATTTTTTTTGCCAATATTTATGAAGTATTTGCACTTGCTGATGTCCTTGGTTATCAGCTTTGCTGTGCGTCTTCTGCGGTTTCTACTTTTCTTCATCATGCTACCTCCCCTCCGAAAATGAAACCACCAATCATGACCATCGCCATCACAGCTGCGAAACCAACCATGGTGAGCACAACCTCTCCATAGGTCACGGTCTCCCCGCAGATATAGCTGAAGGTCTCGCTCTTGGTCTTGGCGAGCTTCTTGATTTCACACTTGAGGGTACTGATACCCTCCTCAACGCTGATGCCTGCAGGTCTTACCTGCGCATCACTTAATAAAATTGAATTCTGCATAATTGCCATCTTATAACCATTATAGACCGACCTTGATGTATAAATACAATGGTGGCGGTCACATTCACCGTTGGTTATAAGATGGTAGCTTTCCCAGCGAAGGGCAAGTATCTTACGGATCATGCAACCGCCATATTGAAAAGACCTTTTTCCCGCTGCCGGGAAAATGATACTTTATAGGCATAAAAAAAGCCCACGGCGTGAAGCCTAGGCGAAACAGTCGCCATCGCTGAGTAGATTACTACTATCTTATAACCGATGGCAAAGGTACGAAGAATAATTGGAACCGCCAAAAAAAAAGCGAGAAATTTTCATTCCTCGCTCATTTTTTTATTTATATACCATATTTCTCTACTATTTCCACCATCTCTTTCTCCTCGATGACTCTGATATTAGCTCCATTTTCATTGAGTTTTTTTATCTTTTCCATCTTGGAAGGTCCTGCTCCCTCACCTTTAACTACGATATTAGTCTTAGCCGAAATAGATGAATTGATGTCAGCACCGCAGTCACGAAGTCTAAAAGCCAACTTTCCTCTATTAGGAAAAGCCGTAAATACTCCAGTGATAACCACCTTCTGGTGGAAGAACGGATTATCCTTGTTAGCAACATCTTCATCAGCTAATGGCTGTTTGACTTCTCCAGTCAGGCTCTTGTGAGCCTTATAGTCAGGCTTCTCATAATGATGATGTGTGACATCAATGCCTGCACCTTTCAGTACAATCTCTGCACAAGCGGTTGCATCTGCTAATGCGTCATGATGGTCGTGCATCTCTATTCCCATCAACTCGCACATCTTCTTCAACGAATTATTACCTGGTAATAATCGCATGGTATCAATAATCTGATATCCTGGCATGTCAAGGTTGTAAACTTCAGCTAGTCTTGAGAGTATGTTAGCTTCAGTACCCTCATTATGGCAAGCTATGCAACCACTCTGAGCGAAGCTTCTCAGAACTGGGAAAACGATATCCCAAGTAGGTGCATTCTCCACCATCTCTTCAGTAATGCCATGCACGAATGTGTTTCGCTCTGTACGCTCATCAGGATATGGCTTAATTAAGCTATAGAACTTTTGCATGATTACACCATTTACTACTTGTACCATACCAACTGCGCATGCGCTTGTCAGCTCGGGTGTCATTGTCTCAAAGTCAATGGCAACAAAATTTATATTTTCTTTTTCCATAAGTTTGTTGTTTATATCAAGTGCAAAAATAGCAATAATATTTCAGACATTCAACCTCTCTGACAAAGTATCTACAATAAACATGTTGTAGAGCATAAAATCTGGCTGATTTGAGGAGGAGGAATAAAAAGGAATGAAAAGGAAAGAAAACGGAAAGATTTCCCCGATATTCTCCATTTTTCTCCGATATTCTCTGATTTTCTCCAGAAATGACCGAAAAAACGACCGAAAACGACTGAAAACGACCGCGAGAACGGGTCATCCGACAAGAGGTTGAGGAATGAATTCCTTGAAAATTCCCCGATTTTCCGCGTATTTTCCTCGAAAATTCCCCGATTTTCCCCGAAATTCTCTGATTTTCCCCGATTTTCTCCGATTTTCTCCAATTATTTTCCTAACTTTGCGGTGTTTTTACATTATAATATATATTAAGGTATGAAAAGAAAAGAATTACTTTACGACATTCTAATCACACTGGCCAATGCAATTTGCACCATTGTGTCTGTACGATGTGCCCTTATAATTTTAATGCATTGTAAATAGTATAAGAAGTCCCCGGCACGGCTCTGTGTCGGGGACGTTTTTGGTATTTCTGCGCCACAAGGCTATGGCGACTTTTGTCTTATGGGGAATGATAAGCCCCAGCCTCATTTTTATATTCTGTCTGCAGCTGCACGTATGCGGTTTGAAACCTCGCAGAGTGCGCCACGGAGCATGATTTTTTCTTCTTCGGTGAAGCCTCCCACTCCACCATTGCCATCGATGCCATCGAGTTTGTGATAAAGCCATGATGCTGACTTGCCGAAATATGTATGTGCTATCTCTCGCCACGACACGAGCATCTGAATATCCTGGATGCGCTGCTTTACTTCGCTATCCTTGGTCTGCTTAACTGTTGCTACTGCTACTTCCATAATTTTATATTTTTTTTTAATGCCCTCCCCGAAGGGAGGGTCTGTTGTTAATACTTTGTGTAATACTCAGGCGGCTCAATCATCTCATCGAAAAGTTGTTGAGCATACCATAATAACTGCGGGTTGCCCCTGGGAAAAGACTTTTTGTAATTTCTGATAGCTGCTATCAGCTCTTCCTCTTTGTCGCTTACTAAAATTTTCTTCATATCATTATTTCTTTAAGACAATGCAAAGATACTACAAATTTTCGTATTAACCAAACATTTACTACGAAAAAACGTATTGTTAAGTAAGATTTAACATTTCACCCCTATCAAACACGGTTTTTACCTCTTTTTCTCATCATTCTTGAATGATGTCAAACAATGTTATTACCTCTTTTACCCCGAAATGCAATGTAGGGGTTCGCTCGAAAACGGCTCGTTTCTTGTGGCAATTTCATGTAAATTGGCATAAGTAGCCGTTTTCGAGCGGGCAATCAATGGCAATTGATTGCAAAATTTGGGCATTTTGCACAAATTTTCCACGGTCATTTTTGCCAACTTGCAGAAAATCATGGATTTTTGAAAAGTTGGAGCAAAAAAGGGCGTGCCTTGCCGTAAGGATACCCCCCACCGCCCTACGCTCGGAGGCAATTGCCACGGCTGACTGGAGCGGTATATGTAAGGGATTTTTCATGTGGCAATTGCCCCTTTCCCCGACTGCCGTGCCGAATTGCCATCGCCCTCACTACTCTATCCCCTTCCCTTTATCCGCGGTTATCAGCAAGATTGCAAGAAAGAGAAAGGGCAACGTGTTCCTATCACGTTGCCCATGGTGCCTATAGTCTGCCCTTGTCGTGATAGCTGTAGAATGCTCCATCTGTTACTATCACATGGTCCATAAAGAAGAGGCGCATGACTTGACAAGCCTTGGCTATCTGCTGGGTCAGCACATCGTCCGCCTTGCTTGGCTGCGTGTTGCCCGATGGGTGATTGTGCACGAATGCCATGATAGTTGCACCGCTCAAGACTGCCTCCCTCATGAGGATACGAATATCCACTGAAGTCTCTGTTATCCCTCCCTCGCTCAGTTTCACGCTCTTGATGAGTCTGAAATTTTGGTTCATTAATATGACATGTGCCTGCTCTACCTTGAGGTCTGCCATCTGCGGAAGCATGTAGTTGTATATGGCTAAACTGCTGCCCATGTCGGGCTTGCTGCCCAACTTCTCCACTGCCCTGCGCTTACCTAGTTCCAAAGCTGCGAGTACTGCCAACGCCTTGCAGTCGCCTATTCCCTGCACCACCTGCATTTCGTCCATGGATAACTTTGAAAGGTTACTGAGATTGTTGTCTGCCATGTTCATCAGTTGCCTAGCCTGGCTTAGGCTTTCGGCTGTTCCTGCCCCTCTGTTGATTACCATGGATAACAATTCAGTGTTACTGAGTGAATCGAATCCGTAATTAGCTGCCTTGAACTCTGGTCGCTCATCTGCCAGTATATCATTGTACTTCTTCATGTTACGCTACTTTATTATAGTTGTTGTTTGATTTCTTGATGATATTAACACCCTGTGGGAAACATCTCTTTGAGTGTGCAACTGCCTCATAAAAGCCTTCTGCCATCTCCTGCAACACGCCTCTGTTGCTTATTGGGTCGTGGTGAATGGTGCGAGCCAAAAAGATTTCTCTCTCCACATAAGCACCTGCCGCCTCCAACTTTCTTCTGAAGTCTTCGATGGTTTTGCCGCTAGTCAGCAGGTCGTCGAATAGAATGACCTGCTTGCCCTTGAAGTACTCGCCATCTACTGAAACGTGATAAATGTCCTCGTTGACGAAGTGGCTGCCTCCGTTGTGGGTTGGCTTGCGCTCTCCAAAGATGTGCACGTGCTCATTTGCGGTTGCTATGCCTGCTGCATTGAGGATGGCTGCGAGATAGCCGAATCGCTTGTTATATTTCCATTGTGTGCTGCATGGAGCAAAAACTACAACGAAGTCCTCTAAGATACTGCTATACTGCTTTGTAAGATAGCGAGCTAGCCACTCAGCGCAGATTTGTACCGCCTCCTTATCGCCTGCCTTGAAGTCGTAGACGAAGCGGTTGTTTGCCATCTGCTGTGCCTTGTCAACGCAAAGGTTGATGTAAGCATTAGGAACGTACTCAAAGAAATAATTCTGTCTCATATCGAAAAATTTTATAAAGTTTGAAATTGTATTCTGGTAATGTTTGGGAGTCCAGAGATTTTTTCCCACTCCTGCTGTGGAGTATTTTTTTTAATTGCATTCCGTTCAAAGCCCGGTGTGCCCTTTCGATTTTTCCTATGCTTAAACAATGCGCTGGCAGAGGCAAACAGGTGTGGGGTTCTGTGTTAACAAAAGGTAAAGGTTTAGCGAAGCGTGAAGAACCTTTGGCTTTTGTTAACCCAGGTTCATGCACAGGTTTGAATCGCCAGAAGCTACCTTTGCATAGGAAATTTCGGATGGGAACACATGACGGGCGGCGGAGAATGCAATAAAAAAAGTACGGAACAGCATCAAACTCACCATCGGAGATACCGCTTTCTCACACACCCGGAAAGAAAAAAAGGCTGCCTACTCTCACGAGCAAGCAGCCAAGGAATCATAGCATAAAAAAACTTAAAGCAATAAATAAAAAAAAGAACGAAATATTCTATCGTGGGTAATAGTTGCTCATGCCACCCGTGTACAGGACGGTCTGAGGGAACTTGTCAACGCCAATGCAGACGGTATCGAAGGCATCGGAGAAGTCGGTGCGGTTCTCCAGCCTGTCCTCGTCTGTCTCTACGAGCTTCTCACCTCGCTTATCCTTGCCGTTGTTGTAACAGCCGGCACTCTCAATTGAGATGATCAGGTCCTCGTTATTGTCCTGGTTGATGAGAACCATGTGGCGCGCATGTCCCTTGAACATGCGGTCGATGAGCAACTGCTTCTCAAGATGGTTCATCGGCTTGCCGATGTAGACCTCCGTAACGAGCCAACCATTCCTACGTAGCACCTTGGTAATAATCTGGTAGAACTTATCGCTGTGCGTTGCATAGGAGTTTCCAACGAAGGTCGCATCGTAGTAGAAGATGACCCGTTTATTCTTGAGATACTTATAGTAGTCGCAGAAGTCCTGAGCGAGCTCAGGCAACTTCCTGGCATACTTCACATAGAATGAGTTGACGATGCGCAGCTTGGTATCAGAACCCACCTGCCCGACTACGAGACAGTTGATGTTGTTGTTAGCATCGGAACCGATGATCAGCGGTAAACCGTCCTCCAGGTCGCCATCCATGCGGCAGTCCGGCTTGTCGTGCTTAGGGTCGAACTTATACTGCAGGTCATTGAGGAACCTGGTGTTCGGTGCCGTATAGAAGTTGCGATCCTCGTCAAGCCCGGAGTAGAAACCATCCTGTGCGATGCCGACATGCTGGCACATGATGCTCGTGAGGAAGGTCATCTTAGGCAGGTCTCGCTTCATCTGTCTGATGAAGTCCTCGCCTAAGACAGCCAGGTTCTGGATGCTGGAGCATCGAGAATAGACAAGTGCATAGGAGCGGAGAGAATCAAGAATCTTCTCATACTTCTGCACTTCCTTCATGTAGTAGTCATATCGTTCAGGGTGAGCAGCCAGCTTGTTGCGGATGCTGTGCAGATGCACCAGGACTGTCTCCATGGTTGCCACCAGCTCTTTGTCTTGCTTCTTTTCCCAGCTCATGAACCAGGAACCTTTTTTGGTCGCCGATGTATCTGAAGTAATGGTCAGACCATGGTGGAGACAGCAGTCACCGAACAACTGCTTGTTTCCACGGTTTGCAGGGAGCGTTTCATTATTTAGCTGCTCCCAGTCTATGAACTTCGCCTCGTCGATGAACACGTGGTCAAGTGAGAGGGAGTTGGAGGTACCGCTGCGGTCCTGAGAGATGATGTTGAGGTAGCTGCCATTATAAAAGGCTACTGTATTCTCCCAGTTCATGGGCTGGAAGTGCGGTTCCTGCCAGTGCAGCGCCTTCCACGGTTTTTTGCCAACGATGTAGTGGACATCGCGCTTGTAGCCCCACTCCTCGAGGTGGACCAGAGCTGAAGGAAGGATGTTGGTCTGGCATCGTTTGACCGATGGCGCCACCATGCCCAGGCACGAACCCGGCATGTGCTGCACGGCATAGAGGATGCGGCCAGCCTCGACCACACCCTTTCCGGTACCACGCCCCCACTCGCAGACCAGCGTCTTGGGCATGAGCTGCAGGACGCGCGACTGCACGTCGTTGAAAAATAACTCCTTAGGTCTTGCTGCTGTCATCATCTGGCGGAAGTTCTTCGAAGTCGGCATCCTCGATGTCCGGCATCGAGTAGCGTTTCTCCATTTTCTTGATTTTCGCACGAAGATTTGGAATCTTCTGCAAACCGATGACCGTCGGATCATCTGTCATGCGGAACTCAACAGGAACAATCTTGTCGAATGCCAGCTCTGGCTCATCAGGCGTGTCTGTGCGGTTGTTCTTGATGCGGTTTTTCTGCATCACGGCAAGCGCCCGGAAGTCGCCTGCAGCCTTGGCAGCCTTGCGGTCCTCGTCTATCTCCTGGTTGACCTTCCATCGCCAGAACTCCTTAGAGGCGGCGTTGAGATTGCCGAGCATGACTTGGCAGAGATGTATATCATCGTATGCCTGTGTCTCGCTGACGGAAAACATGGCCTTGTCCTGATCAACCATCTCCCTGACGGTAAAGCGTGGATAGCGCAGCCAGAAGGCGTAGCAGCCACGCAGCCGCTCCACTCTCGCCTTGACGATGGCAGAGATGTGAAGTTCCTGAAGCTCATCCTCGTTGAGAGGCATGTACTTCATGTAGTCATCAATGTTGACTGGTAGACTCATATCTAACTGAGGTTAGCCATAATCTGCGAGAGTTGCGACATGATGGACTGGTAGGCTCCAGGTGAACCTACCTTGGCGAGTGCTATATTATTGATGCGTAACTCGTTAGCGGTCTCCGCTAAACCTTTGAGGTAGCGGTGTCGATAGGGTGAGCGCGGCTCCTGCAGCTCCAACTGCATGGCCATGGCCTCGTCGGGAGGCAGTTCCATCATGATGGGCACTTCATCGACCGGTGTCATGGTCTTTGCCAGGTCATAGACCGTCTGCAGGTAAAGTTCGCTCTCTTCCAGATAGGGAAATTGTTGTCGTATCATCCAGCAAATTATTTAACATATTATTGAGATTGAGATATACATCTCTGTCAGTCGTGATGAACGTGCACTCAGCACGGTCACCATAGGTCTGGTTCTGAGATGTAATCACGGAGACTAACCACTCGTTGTTAGCAACGAGCATGACCTTGGAGTGGTTAAGCGTCAGTCTAACTTCATCAAAAGCCTCTGTCATCAAGCGACTTAGCTTTAAAGTTTTACTTGAAGCTTTAATGTCAGCCACTAATACTGAGGAGTTAACCAACCCCCTCTTGCGAAGGTTGATGACTCCACAGAGGAAGGCATCGGAGGTGGAGAAGGTGGTGACAGCAATGTGCGCTGCACCAGTCTGCTCCAAAATCCACCCCAATAGTCCAAGAGTGTGAAGACCTTGACCCAGGAAGACCTGTGAGCTACTCTGCTGGAGTGGCTTCAGGACTTGCTGTATCTGCTTCGCCCTCATCTGTAACCTCCTCTTCTGCACTCTCTGGCTGCTCCTCGCCATCGGCTGAAGCCTGCTGCTCCATGGTGATACCCGCCTGCTGAAGCTTTGCGATGGTATCAGCGGTGATTTCAGCCTTGGCTGTAATCAAGAGTTGCACACGCTCATTGACCTTTGCTCTCAAGGCATCAGCCTTGTCGGTATTGCCAGCCTCCATCAAGCCAATAAGCTGGTCAAGGTTCTTGGTGATGTAGGATCGAGCATTGCCAATTTGCTTGGAGGTGATGGCTGCTTCTGGCTGCTCCTCCGCTGGCTGCTTCTCGGCATCACCCGGCTTGGCATGGTCGTAGACGTCCATGGCCTGCTTGTATGCATAGTACTCCTCCTTGAGTGTAAGGAGCATGCGCTTGAAGTCTTCGTCAGCAGCATGCAAGCCCTCGTATCTGTCACATGACATGTCGTAAGCTTTGCAAGCCTCAAAGTGTTCTTTGATTTTCTTCCACAGAGCGCAGTTGCTATCCCAAATAGCCTGGATGTTATCAGGCAACTGGTCATGGTCTGCTCGTTTGCCTTTGGCTACGATGGCTGAAGGCACGATGGAATCGAGGTTTTCTGACTCCACGACCGGAAGATGAGGTGCCAGCTGCTTTGCAATCTGGTCTGCTTCTGAGGTCTTGTCAATCGCAGTCTGAAGAACTGGCGTGACTGCCTTGTCATAGTTGCGGACATCATCGATGGTCATGCCTTCGATGCGATAGTTGAGATGCTTCTGCAGCTCATATTTGAGCAACTCGAGTTTGCCCTGAGGGTCGAAGTTGATGAGTTGATAGAGGTGACGGTTGTTATTCATCTGAAGGAGGAGCAGCGCTCCCTCCCTGATGTTGGCATCGGTATGCTCGCAGTCAAACCACTTCTTTATCTTTTCTGTAAATTTCGGATCATTCATAATAAATAGAAAATTAAAATGGCGAGGCGAGCTCATGTAAGCATCGCCCCGCCACTGATAGTAGTTATGTAGGAAAATCGAATCCCGTTTATTGACTGACTGTATCACCAGCGACAGCCTCCACCGGCTTGCAATCTTTACCAGAGATGGTACCTTCTGCTGTTGTGAGGGTACCGAAGTAGAATGGAGGCATGGTCTCGCAGTTGACAGAAATTTCAAGTGTGGTGTTGGTCTCGTCAGAGATACCTGCTCCAGAAGACTGAGATGGTGTCACGTCGACCTCGAAGGTCTCGTCACCAAACTGGCGAAGCTTGCCGTTGCGCTCAGGAATCATAAAGATACCGTCTTCGTTGAGAAGCAAAGAAGCGAGTGCAGACGCTTCCTCCTCTGTACCAGGGAGGACAGCTGTTGCCTTGAGGTTCATGGTCTTACAGCCATGTTCACCCTGCGCCTCTGGCGAGAAGGAACTCTTGTCTGTGATGAAGGCAATCTTAATCCAGACCTTGTCTGCCTGAATGGTGTGGCTATCTTTGATGACGAGATAGTCCTTGAGTGATGTTGCTGTTTCCTTCTGCGGCTCTGCGAACTTGGTGATGTAACGCCGTGGGATAAAGAAGCCGTAGGCTCTGGTACCAGGCATTCTCTTCTCACCAGGACACTTCAACACATCCTCATAAAGGTCTGTGGTTGAAGCACATGTTTTCTTTGTTGCCATATATCAATATATAATATAATGTATAACCATGGACAGCTATCCCTTACTCAGAAGGGATAGTGTCGTAACCGAAGAGGATGCGTTCCTTGGAGATTGACTCGAACTGAGTACCGAAGTACATAGTTGCCACGAAGTCAACCAGGAAGTGAGAGTCAAGAGAACTCTCTACACCAAAGTTCGCCTTGTCGCCCTCGGTAGCCAAACCGATGAGCATGTTGCTGCCAGGAGTGATGATCTTGTAGCCCGCAGGAACGTTGTCAAGACCCACAAGGGTGCAGTTGCTGGCACCATCCAACTTGTTGTGGTTGAACTCATTGTTCCAATTGACAGTTCCGTATTTATCACGATAACAGCGGCGGTAGAGCGTAAGTTCATGACTGTTCATGAACATGCAGGTATTGATGCCCTTCAGTTTTTCATCGGCAGCATCATAGAATGCCTCGACTGCATCGACTGCGTTGACACCAGTCATCGCGGTTGTATTGAAGAGGTTGCCCTTCTCAACAGCAATCGCCTTGGACTTGATCTCAGCATCGGAGATGGTCTTGAAACCATCAGCGAGGTCTGCGGTACCAGAGCCAGCTGGGTTACGCTTCATGGTGAAGAGGTACTTGAAGAGTGCCTCACCTATCTTGCCTGCCAGGAACATGCCAATCAGTTTGGTGATAGGCTGTTTTTTGAGCGCTTCGCCCTGGAATACGTTGGAGCCATAGATAGACTCACGAACCTTATTTGGTTCAAAAGGCTTGACACATGAACCAAGGAATGTCTCCAGGGTACGGCCTGTGATTGTAACGCCATTCTCATCCTTGCGAGTAAGAGAGTATGGCCCGAGCTCCATGTCGCCTGCGAGCTCTCCGACAGTCTCCTTGCCACGAACGCCCACGCGTCGGCTCATGAATTTTGCTGCCTCGTCAAGAGCGCGCACAGGCATCACAATGATGTCCTTGCGGTACTTCGCAAAGCTGGTCTTCAGTTCATCAGGAGTAATTTCAACTGTATTTTCTAAAGCTGCCATTTTAGAATATCTGCTTCAAAGCATTGTAGATTTCACCAGAGTCAACGTTGTCAACCTCTGGTGTGACGCCCTCATGGGTACCAGAACCCGGAGCGCCCTTGAGATCCTTGATCTCCTTATTCTTGGCCTGGATATCCTTGTCCTTCTGCTCAACCTTAGCCTTCAGGTCCTTGACCTCCTGGCTGGCTTTGTCGAGCTCAGCGGACTTGTCATCCAAGTCCTTCTGTTTTTGAGCAAGAGCATCCTCGATTTTCTGCATCTCTGCATCGGTGAGAGTAATCTTCTCATCGTTAACCTCAAAATCCTCCTTGCGATTGAGGAGGGTCTGAAGATTGAGGAATTTTTTCTTCATGTTAGAAATTTGTGTATTATTCTTGAACATATCTCTGAGTGAGGCGGCAACCTTCTCGAGAAATGTTTTAGAGGGCTCGTCATTAGCGGTTGCTCCAGGAAGTGGCGGCAAACCAAGGTTGGAGCAGAAAGCGTTAGTGAATCTCTTAGCGAGATTAGTCTGACGCTTCTTGTCTTCCTCGTCCAGGTCCCTGACCTCATCAACCAACCCCATCTCCAATGCCTGCTGTGGACTCAGCCAACTGCCCTTTTCCATCTGAGCCAGGATTTCATCGCTTGTCTTGCCCGATTTCTGGGCATAGACGGAGGCTATGACCTTGTCGATGGTGTCGAGACCATCACGCTGCTTCTGCCAATCCTTGATGAGTTCATCGAGTTTCGCCTTGTTTGCAGACTCCCAGACTGCGACACCTGTCGAAGCATTATGAATGAGCATGGTACTGCCGACGGACATATCAACATGCTTGGCTCCCATGCAGAGAACTGTAGCGATGGAAGCAGTCATGCCGAGGATATGGACGTTGACATGTTTATGATCCTTGATAAGTTGATAGATGGTCAAGCCTTCATCAACATAACCACCCGGCGAGGAGACGGCGATATCCACCTCCTCGTCCGGATGAGCGTCAAGGTAGGCCTTGACATCCTTGGAACGTGTACCATAGGTGCCCGACCACCAGTCGTAGCCGGCTCCGATGGTACCGCATATCATCATTCCGTATTTCATGCGCTTATCTTTTTTGATGCAAAGATAATATGGCAATTGCCAACGGAAAAATACGTAAATCAGGCTAATAAAGGTGCTTTTCGGGTGCTACCCCACTGAACTGTGTACTCGAGCATGGCAGAAGTCCCAAGGGAATCAGGGTGGACATCTGACATATTAATAATAGGATATGGCCGCTCCCTGTTGCCAATGAGATAGCGTTTGCCCTCGATGGTGGTGACCAGATAGGCATAGTTGTCCTTCATGTCCAGGTCTTCGCGGCATGTGCGGAAGGTGAGTTTATGGGTGTAGAACCGCTGACCATCCTCTATTTTGTCTGTGATTTCCATTTTGGCAGGCTTCTGACACTTAACAACTGGCCAATTGTAGCTATCTGGTATTTCAAATGTATGGTTGCCTAGAAGTGTATCGAAAGGCAACTCGCTGACAGGAATGCGCTGCACGTTGCAGATATAACTAAGTCTTTTCATAAGCTTAAAAATTTCGTGACTGTTCGCATCTGTTCGCACCTGTTCGGTGTTGAACAAAAACAGGGCTAGAGTAGATGAGATTTTTTCATGAAAAATCGTCTTTTTTGCATCTTTTAAGATTAAAAAGATTGATGCCCTTCTCTTGATAGGCCTTGCGCATGCGATACCACTTCATGCGGATTGTCTCAGCATACTCTATGTCGATACCCTGCTGTTCACACCAGGAGCGGAAAGCAGACATCTTCTTGCATGACATGTCATTGAGGTCTCCAAGGTCACTCCACATGTTGATGCGGAAGAGGTCGTTGATGCTCTCGGTGAGCGCCTGCTTTGCATGACCGTTAAGGAAGTTGTAAGTCTCTGGGCTTTTAGACTTGGAGTAAGGTATGCAGATGGCAACATCTCGCTCTCCAGGTTGCTCAGGCAGATTATTGATCGGGCGCTTAGATAGGAACCGGCGCAGAACAGCATTCTCGTTGCTGGAGGACGGGAATTCCACGGGATCGCCAAAACTATGTGTGAGCCACTGCTTTAGATATGGCTCTACCTGTACATAAACTACGAATTTACTCATATTTCTGTAATTAAAAACACCGCAAAGTTAGGAAAAATAATCGAGATATTCCTACGTTTATAGGAAAAACTATCTGTATTGCGCTAAAAATCCTTGTTTTTAGGGAAAAAGTAGCATTAGAAAATCAAGGAACCCATTTTTGGGCAATTCATTTGTGGCAATTGTGGCAAAAATGTTAAGTGCTTGATTATTAATATTATAAGTCTTTTCTTATTGACACAAATATATAATAGAATTGCCACATTGCCACAACCTTTGCCACACTTCTCTTCTCGTTGCCACAAATTGCCACATAATTGCCACAAATACATACCCTCTTAACTCTCTGATAATCAGTGTTGCACTAATTGCCACAAATGCCACATTGTTTTTAAGTCGCGTGTGAGTTGTCGGAAAAATCACGGAACACCAACAAAAAAGCCCCCAGAGGAATCTCTTCCCCTGGAGGCTACTATCGATATGATCTAAACAAAAAACTTATTTCCACTATAGTGGCGAAGGTTCCAGACCTAGAGCCATCTGCTCTGCATCTGTCATGACATAGGTATCCTTGGTCTGTTTCTGCTCACCATCTACCTCTGTGTCAAGATCTATGCCATATCTGTTAGAAACCATGGTATAGTCAAAACAGAGAGGCCTGTCTTTATAATATAACTTCTGCCGGCCAGTGATAGTACCATTGGCATCTGTCTTCTCTACTGTCTCCGGCAAACCGCTCGGAGTGAACTTGATAAATCGCTCAGGGTTTTTTGTTGACCCGTAGAAGTCTGCACCAATCTGCAGGTAGTGAAGGAGTGACTCCTTCGGCAGAAGGTTCTCATCCATCTGCCTTCCCAGTTTGCGGTAAACCGCCATTGTGATGTCCTTGCGAATCATCAGAATGCTCTTTGGCATCGCCCAGTTGTCTATCCTGAGTTTGTTGGTAGCCAGAGTTCCGCAGGTCTTAATCTTGAAGTCCTGGTCTTTCTTCAGCTCGCCCATCTGTACTGCAGCATTGATGATATTCCAAAAGCCAGCGACCTCGTCGGTGGTGTTGCACATGCTGTTCTGCGTCTTGACTCCCTTTATAACAACTCCCAAAAGGTCACTATAGCTGAAAGGAAAGTCGATGTAATCTCTGATTGCGAGATAGGCTGCCAACGGCACCTTCCAGTTTGTCATGATGCGGTCCAGGATACTCTCACCCTCCAACCGCTCCTCCAAATCATCACTTGCTTGCTTCCAGGCATTACCGAAGCAGCCCTGGAACTGGTCACGATGCTTCAGTAGCTGAAGGGTGATGTGTGTAGCACCAATCTGGCGCATACGCTCCAGTTCCTCGAAGTTCTGTTTCTCCTCACGTGTATGCTCACCTTTGTCGAAGGTGAGATAGATGAGTCGGCTGAATAGGGCGATATCTGCAGTAGGCATCTCCTGTCCAGTGAGGATGATGCCAGAGTCGACTTTGGCCTGTACGAGCTTCTTATCCTTGTCCATGTTCATCTTGGTTCGACCGATACCATTCCACAAGTCCTTGAGCCACTCTACCTTGTTTTGTGTGATAGAGTTCTTGTACTCGTCGATATGTACCAGGGCATCGCTCACCCCTCCTACATAATCGGATAGCGCCGGCATAGATGCATTGGTGATAGACAGAGGCTCGTACTTGGTTTCGTACTTGTAGAAGAAGTTCATGAGGGTGGCAGCGAATTCAGTCTTACCGCATCCCTTCGGGCCAAAGGCATTGAGGAGCGGGAAGGAACGACTCTTGCCGATGACTATGTCTCGGAAGAGGGTCGCTATATAGAAGCACAGACCCACTTTGGCGTTATCGCCAAAGACCTGTACGACCTTGGCGAAGAAATCTGACTGACTAGTTGGATTGTCGACCATTTTCTCATGCCGGAACTTTTTTTCGCTAGCATATAATTCCCGACTATCTTTATTGAGTTTGCTCATGGCCGGAAGATAGTACTTGCCAACTTGCAATCTGAGTATGCCCATATCATCTATTGGAATCCAGGTACCATCTTCGCTCGCTCCATTACAGAATGCATAGAATCCTTCACGCTGCCAACCTAGCTGCTTGATAGGGTCTGCTGTCTCGGTCACTCTACCAAGATAGCCTAGAAGCTTGATAAGCTGCTCATCTTTGGCCATCCAGATATAATCTCCTATACCAAACAGTCGCTTGCGAAGCGAACTGCTCGATGTAATCTCATCCATATTGAGTTCGATGAGTCTTGATGGTTCCTCTCCGTTATTCTTGATTTCGAAGAGGCGAACCGGGTTGAAATCATCACGAATATGGAAGAGAGGCTTCATTTTGAAGTTGGACCACTGGATTTCATCACCCTCTTTGTTTGTACCCCAGTAGCAGTTATCGTGCTCGGTGAATCCGAATTCACGGAGCATCTTGATGTCTCCCTTTCGCTCACGCTCCTGCTTCTCGCTCAGTTCTGCCTCCTTGGCTCTCTTGAGTGTATCCTTCCACTCTCGAGAGTGTTTGTAGGTAGCGATAAGACTAGTCAGATAGCTGCTTCTCAGGTCTTCATCCTTGATTAACATGAGGAGCCCACAGATATCTGCAATTGCTTGCAATCTATCCTCTGTCGTAAACTCATCGATATCTTCTTCTGTTGGCCAGTATCTGCGGCGGCAGTACCAGAAAACGAACTCCTCCTCACGCATCTGTGAGAAGTGTCCCTTGTCAGTTATCCACGAGTCCGGGTCCTCCTTCTTCGGAGCCGGATAATCAATCGGTATCTCCCGGACATTAACAGTAAATCCGACCTGTAAAGCAGATCGACCATTGGCAAACACATTAGCTGTCCCTGCAGGAAATTCATTACCTGGTTTAAGTTCGTCAGCATCGGGGATGAATGTCACCCTCTTGCTGATGCGGTAGAGTTGCTTCAGCTGGTTCTCGGTCCATGAACCGCCCAGTGATGCCACTGTATTGAGAATGCCGATAGACTGAAGCTTGAGCACGTCTGGAGCACCCTCGACGAGATAGAATTTATCCCGCAGCCGAGCCTCCTTCTGTGCGAAGTTGATGCCAAAAACCGAAGTGTCCTTGTGATACACGAGACTGTTCTTCAGGTTGAGGTACTTGCAGATATCCTTATTATCGGACATGGTTCTGGCCGTGAAGCCTATTACTCTGCTCATCTTGTCATAGATAGGTATAGTGTAGCGGTCTCGGAGCATGGCGAACTGGCCGCGCTCACCATTACCTATGAGGCCAACTTGCTCCAGGATATCTAAGTCCAAGCCTTTTTGCGTTGCCCAGGCTATGAAGCCTTCTACTGGTGCATAGCCGATGCCGAAGGTGCCGATAGCATCCTTGCCCCATCGTTTGCAAACTGCCTCCCGTGCTTTGTTAGCAGCGGGATTAACCTTCTGCATACACTCTGTGAAGTAGCTCTGCGCATAGTTGAGTGCTATGCGCAGGGACTCCTGTTCCTTTTGCTTCTCCTCTTCCTCCTTGCTTGGTCGCCACTCGTCCTCTATCTCCTCATTGAGATATTTCTTGGCGAGTTCCTTGCAGGCAATTGGGAATTCGAGACCATTCTTCAGTTTGCGGTAGAAGCTGATGACGTTGCCGCCGGAGCGGCATGAGCCAAAGCACCGCCAGCAGTTTGTGCCTGTGTCCACATAGAATGATGGAGTATTCTCGTTGTGGAACGGGCAACAAGCCCAATGGCGGTTGCCTTTATGGGATTTGAAGTCAATGCCTTCACTCTCGGCTACTTCTAGAATGGAGACATCACTTATAATGCGATCTACTATCTCTTGTTTAATCATATCTTTATATTTAGTGCTGCAAAATTAACTCAGAACTACCTAAACAGAAAGTACTAAGATAATTTGCGCATGAACTTATCAATGTCTTCATTGACAAAGTAGCGAATCTGACGCTTATAGGCGTAGTCTCGCTCCATCATCAACTGCTGGAGGATGCCCTTATATTTGCCCCCCCGCTTGTCGAATGCCGCTCTAATCTCGCGGTCACTCCAAAACTTAATTCTATTCCTCATAACTTCGGCTTATAAAATGAAACTTGGATTTGGCCATAGAACATACCTCTTATATCCGTCACATTCGCTGTACAGCTTGCGGTGTGAACACCCCCAGTACTTGTAGGTTCTGCCACTGCTGCGGGCACATGTATTGTGACACTCTACGAATGTCTTGGCTTGTTTCTTCTTCTTTTTCATATTTCTATATCAAACCATGGTAATCTGACTGATTTGGATATTGGATCCAATTTTGATACCTGCAGACATTGCCCATTGTCTAACCACCAATACTCCATGACTTCATTAATACACATGTATGCTAAAATGCCATAATCATTCTGCACATAAAAATCTTTATTCTCTAATGTTGCGAATCTAGAGATTAATAATATAATTTTGGCTTTTATATCTTTACTGCTCATAGAATATGCATAAAACAATATATTTATACTCCACATAAATCTTAAAGCAACTGCACCAGGAGCCATTGATGCAGTTGCGCTTGTAGCGGCATCGATGGCAAATCATAGGTTCAACTGATGAACTACCTTGATGATGTCTCTCGTTGACTGCAGCCCCAGTCGCTTGGTCATTTTGCGAAGCTGTGCAGAGACCGTATTCTTGGATTTGCCAAGAATCTCGGCTATCTCTCTAGCAACATAACCCTGTGCAAAATACTTCGCTACCTCAAGCTCTTTAGGGAAGAAAGGAGTCTTCAGCTTTGGGAGGCAGACTATGTTCTCTCTAGGACATATACCTCTGAGAGGGCAATCGACTTTCTCCAGGTGCAGAATGGTTCCATCGACATCGAAACAAAGTGTATCGTTACAACCCAGGTTGCAACGGATAAAACGATCTGTTATGAGAAACTTGAAATAAAGTTTGTTAGGCTTACTCTTGGCGTATAAGTTTGCCAGGTACTTATACGCCTCCGGGTAAAGCCGACTTATCAACTCAGCCATGTGGTTAATGATATCCGGGTGCTCTGTATTGTAGCTGAGCACCTTGCCATCATGGCCATAATAACACACTACTCCAAGTGGAGACACGAAAAATTCTACTTGCTTTTCCATAAGCTTTGATTTATAACTGTTTGTACTACCAAGAGATCTCTTGGATTAAACTTGGTCCTGCCGGTCAACTTTTGTTGAACTGTGTTGTAGCAGAAGCCGTACTTAGTCATGAGAAACTGAATGAGCTGACTCTTCTCTTTTTTGGAAAGAGTCGCGTAATAACCTTCAATAGTTAATGCTCCATTTTTAACTTCATTTTCTTGCATATCTCGAATTTAATTGCTAAATTTGTGGGCAAATATAAGAAGAATTATTGAAAACTCCGTAGTTTTGGGAAAGAAATCCTATTTTTGCGGTGTTATTTAACTTTCATTTAGTGATATTAGATTATGTTTAACGGAGATTTAGTGAATCGACTGCTCAAGGAGCAGAAAAAAACAGTCGGTGAAATGGTGGCTTTTGTCTTCGGTCAGAGTTCACACATATCATCGAGTTACTTCAAGGGTCGAACTTACATTGACTCTCGATACCTTGAAAGGTTATCGGAATATTTTGAGGTTCCAATAGAGGACTTCTTCCTCTCAAATGAAGAGTATGATGATAAAAAGTTAGAGAATACGAATGTGCATCACATCAGCAACTCAACTGTCAACATAAACAGTAGCCCTGATGTATTGATGGGTGTCATTAACAACCAAAAGGCGATGCTCGACCAACAGGCTGAGCAGATCAAATGGCTGCGTGACCAAGTTCAACTTCTGACTAAAAACTTCGTACAGCAATAAAAAAGACTTTTCCCTCTCTTATTTCATGTAGCAACCGACTAATTTAAAGGCTGTTGCTACACCCTATAAGGGAGCGAAAAATCGGTACAGAATGTAAAAAACATCAGATATCGCATATTGATTATCAATAAGTTATAGGAAGGATCTGGAGTCAATACTATCCAGTAATCCCGACCAAACAATCATATAGACTTAAAATCCGTAAGCCTATGAAGTTTATAAAGGATTTTTTTTATATCAATTACCATGAACGGCGA